GAAATTCATACTTCTTCCTTTCCTCCGAATCATACCACGAAACATCAAAAACAACATGCCTTCCTTTGTCTAAAAGAGCCAAACCAAATGCGTATTGAAACATTTGATTACCAAGACCGCCATACACTTTAATCACATTCATAATCTAACCATTATTAGATAAAAGCTCCTTGACACTCACCTTAGGAAATTGCGTTATGGCACTATCAGGACTGGCATTTATAATCTCGACACCAAAATCCTTGGCATCCTTGGCAATTTGCTCAAATCCTCTCAAATGCCTTTCGAAAGGTAACTTTCTCAATTTATCAGGTCTGTCATAAACTCCCTTCTTATACAAATCATGCCAGTGCTGTCTCCTGTCCTCATTTAACTTCATATCAAATCCCAGAAGTATAATCCTCTTTGCACCGGTATGAACTGCCAGACTTATGGCAGCAGCTCCACTATTGGAATTCCAACTTACCAAATGAGGGTCATTTGAAATACCTCTTGGCTTTCTGGCATCCCTTCCTAGGCACTTCACCCAGACTTTATCACTACCTATATTAGAGGCACACGTCACCTTCAATCCAGGAAACTTCATCAAAAGCTCCCTGTAACGGAGAAAGAAGGAGTTATCCCCAAAGAACACGATATCAATCCAATTTCCAATCAGGAAAGCGGCATTAATACCAATAACATGCTTATCATGAATTGGTTTTAAATACTCAGAATAGGAGCTGGGTGGAAGAGCACCCTCAATCACACCCTGTATCACATGCTTCGGAACACCAAATTCAACAGGTAAGGATGGTCCTCCACCAAGTATCCAGACATCCTCTCCTTCCCACATTCTTGGAACCTTCCATAGGCTCATTGCTCCAAATCATGTTTAAGCTGTTCCGCGACTTCCTTCCTTAATGCCCTGGCATTTATCACCTTGCCCTCGGAATTGACAACGTCAAACCACACCTTACTGTTACCACGTGGAACCACGTTGAACACAGGTTTGAGCTTCTTTAATTCCTCTTCATTCTGCGGTTTTTTCTCCTCGACACCAGGCACTTCATCCAATGGCACCAACACATCCAGAAATGCCTTTGGAATTTTCTTCGGGTCAGCCAAAAACACTTGACCGGGCTTGATTATCTTTCCATCCAGTCTCAATGAGCCTCCACCTATCTTTCTGTAACGTATTAATCCGTTATTATTTGTAGCACGTTCCATACTTACAAAATTTTAATTCAATAAAAGAAAATAGAAATACTTGATTAGTATTCACTTTAAATAATACTGATATTATGACAGATGCACAATACCAGTCTTACCATTCTGGTCGCTACGAATCTGAGGAACCTGAATGGTCATCACTTTATACTTCGTAATAAGTCCACCTTCGGTTGTCCATTCAACGTTCTGCAGGTCAAAACCTTTTACAAGGCGCACGACATCAGGTGTCATCTGAACCAGCAGAACATTGTCTTCTGCAAGGGTATCTATAACCTTGATTCCCTTGATACCGGAAATCTTCAGTATTCTCTCCTTGATTGTCGTACCTGGAGTGGTTGTGTCATAATCATCATCCAATACCGTCTCATAAGCCGTTGGAATGTAAAGCATCCAAGGTCCATAATGATAGGCATTGATGGAAGCCTGCTTCATCTCCAAAACATCCTGCAGAATCATAACACCTGTACATCCTGAAGCATCCCATGGAATACTGAGATTGACAAGGTTACGGTCAGGATGGTTGACGTAGCTATAAATGGTGTTACGACTTCTGCTATCTGTTTCACCATAACTGTGGGTTACATTGGTGAACAGCATATTTTCCAGTTTCTCCAACACCTTCCTTGCAGCACGTTCAACCGAGGTAACATCAAGCGGGTTACCTAAGGAACGGCTGGCTGCCAACACCCTTGCATTGATTTCATAATCAGCATGGATTATTGGGATGGGTAGGTAGTTGTACTGGAATTTTGGTCTATCACCAGGGGACCTTGTTACACCATCCATGGTAACCACTGCCTCCATGGCATCACTTACATCATGCCATTCAAGTATTGTGGTACCAAGTGGATTACCAAGATTATAAACAAGCCCATTTACAACAAGGTCATCTATTCCACCAAGGCGGTAACGGCTAACCTCCAGTATAGCCTCATCTAACTGTTTCCATTCATCACGCCTCAGTGTGGCGTTGATGTTAGGTGAGGAATATGTTCTATAACTCTCAGGTTTCCTCGGGTCACCTCCGACATACACAGTGATGCAAGGTCTGCCTTTACTATCGAAGTAAGGTCTCATTGCACCGATGTCGAAACGACCATTCTGAAGAAATCTCTGAGCAACCATTCCTTCCCCACCATTGCGTCCTAAAATATCAACATAAACATCTGCCATTTCTTTTCTCCTCCATTTAATTTAGGTTAAACAAATCTTACTTTTAGGAACTGTCTGGTCGGATAGGATTCCGATTCAGAAACCGACAGACTGGAAAGGTCCAACGCCTCAAGTGCCTGGGCAACAATTCTCAAAGGTTTGATGGAAACCTCGGCAGCTGCCGAACCCTCGGAAGCCTCCTGAGCCACGTGTTTTCTGAAGTAACCATCACCATTACTTTCAAGAAAATCACCAATGGCTACATTCTGCTCATCTGCCAGCTGAACATAACCAATATCACCACGACCAGGAATCCACACCTGAACCTTGTCACCGGCGGAATAGGCATCAGTTAGCCCACCACCTTGAAGCTCATCCTCAAGAGCAATCATGGGAATTGCATTCCCTCCAGCTGTGGCATGTTTCCTGATAGTACTATATCCAGGGCGTAGTTCTACCAGCATACCTGGATATATTGCCTCGTATGCCTCGTACTCCACAATGACATCCGAGTACTTCGTAATTTTAACTGTGTTGTAAGCCATCTCTTCTATCCTCCTCTTTTTTATTTGTTTTCAACTCCTACAGGATACAGTGGTTCAAAATCACTGACATTTGTCTGTATTGCTCCTCCACCTAATGGTGAATAATCAACCACTTTCTCCTTAACAACCGAACCATGAAGCCTCTTCAGAAGCTCATCATTCATGGCACTCAAAATCTCATCAGGCCACTGTTCTTTTGAAGTATTAGCCTGAATTTCACGAATCATCTCATCTCTCCTGGCTTTCAGCTCCTTCTTATAATTCTCAAGAAGAGCCTTATCTTCCTCGGAGAGAACGTTGACCTCCACGACCTTCTCCTTTTCAATGACTATTGGAGTCAGCTTGTCAAGGAGCTCCTCACTCAGTCCTTCAAGGAAAGGTCTGTCACACTCTGTCCAACGTCCATTGCTGTTGGCAATCAGAGCATCAATCTTTCCTTTTTTGTTCTCGTTCATTTTACTGTCTCCTCCATTTTTAACTTTAATTAAACCTAATTTTTCTAAAACATGAGTGACCACGCCAACCACATTTTCAACTGACCCGCCTTCAGCTGACTGGTTAGCAGTCGCCTCCTCAAAACCAGTCGTGTCTATGCCAAAATGTTTGGCTCTGGCAATTATCTTTCTCCTTGCCTTAGCCCTCTCTTCTGCACTGACACCTTTTATCTGGTTAAATCTTGCCATCGCATTTCTGACGTGAGCCTCATCGAAGATGGGCAACTTGCTCTCACTCGGAGGGTCACGCGGTATTGCATAGAACTCTTCAACGCTCATGCCGAGTTCTTTGCGTTTCTTCTCCATTGCACTCACCTGTTCATTCGCATCCATATCCTCACTATTTTGATTGACTCCTAATCCACATCCATCCGCAACGGAGCAAGCTCCTACGCAACCTGAAAGAATTGCAAGGTGGTCAGGTCTATGATTCCTGGCAATGGCTTTGTAACTCTCTCCATTGTAATCCCCTTCCACCTCCTCTTCTTCCACATAAACTCCAACACTGACTTCCAATATTTCACCTGCATAAATTCTTTCAAGTATTTCTGGAGCCACCTCACTCAATTTATTTTCATTCAACCATACCTCCGCCTTCAGCTTCTTGCCTTCAACGGTGGTATTATACACCCTACCAACCACCTGCTTATCCACCACATCAGGATAATTGGCAGATATGTATGTTCCATCCTCCTGAGGATGATTGATTACGACAGGAATGCCATTCCATGATTCAGGAAATCTGCCAAGGTCCTCTATCCTATGCAATAATGGTCCATAACTCCCATGATGCACTCCTTCAACCATCATCACCACGGGAACAATAATGGTAGCCTCTCCTTGATGCACGGTAAACCTCAAATCATAATCCCCCTGCTTGCTCCTCTGATAGGCATAATGTCTGGCAGAATTTCCCACCACACCATTAGCCTGTCTAATGGCACTGGCGGCGCATTCCTCCTCCGACCCACCTTTCTCCATACAACGCTTGAGAACAGAATTGGCAATGCGTACCCATTGTCTCTTCTGTTTTTCGGTGAGTCCTTTCTTGTGGCGGTCCACATCTTCCACAGTCCAAGGCATTTTTATCTCCTCCTCTTTTTAGTCTTCAACTATTACAGGTAATATAATACACCTACAATTCGGATGAAGTGGAATCATACTTTCCGCCTCATCCAAGGTGAAGGTTTTACCTTCCAATTTACCACATCTATCACACACTCTATCATCCCCAGCGGTTAACCATTCCGCCATAATCTTAACTCCCTCTATTCCCCATGCACGATAGGTATTAACCATAGCCAAATGATGAGCCCTTATCAGTTCAGTCCTCGCCAACATCAACGCTCTCCTTTCTGCGGGGATAAATCTCCCCAGAGTATCTGTAATTCCCAATGTGCCCATGCCGGTACCATCTATCGCAGCCACCAGCTTCCGGGCAAGTAGACGAGGTCCATCCCCATCCGCCAAACCCTGTGCAAGAACTTGACTGATTTGAGTACTCATCTGGCTTGTAATACCTTTCAGCTCCGAATACACACGTGTATATATAAAAGCCAATGTCCCCACGTGTATAGGAGCATTCATCAATGTAGCTTCTATCGTTCTCCATTCCTCCTCTGGTATTTTATATCCTGCTCTTCTTAACTCCAACTTTGCTCTCAATAATCCTCTTTTATAGGTATCAACGACAAATTTATTAAACCAAATTGTATTTCCCATCCTCACTGCCTCTTCCAAGTCCCTAACTGTTAAAATCCCATCCTGTATCTGTTTTTCAAGCCACTTTATAAACTCGTTGATTTTCTGCTCATCACGGGTAAAAGCAAAGGCTCTCCAACCGGCAGGCATTTGTGCATGCAACTGAATCTGCTCCTTGGATAACCCAAAGCAGTCATTGTCCACAATACTCCTTACAATGACATTCTTCAACACGGCAAACCTTCTCTTCACCTCACGGGCAAAGGCATTCCTTAACCTTGTGGTGTGAGTAGGGTCATACCTTGAAACACTTTGATATGTACTAATCTTTACCGTTTCCACTTATCTTACTCAATAATTCAACTTCCTCTTCAGTTGGTGCTTCAATACGCTCCTCATTCACCTCCTTTTCACGCATCTGATGTATAAGCTCAATCTGGTCCTGCGTAAATCCAAGGCAGAACTCAAGGAATGCATCAACAGGAACAACATCCTGTTCACTTATATTATAAGTATATTCACGTATTGCACCAGCACGCTTCATACCTATCTCCACACGAGCTATCTCACTCT